ACAATATTTACATTTTCTAAATTTTGTAATCTCTTATCTATTTGTTTATCAGGATTATCATATCCAGAATTTGTTATGCGTTCTTTATACTTAGGAGAACTAACATATTTTTTTGTCCATTCAATTGCTTCTTGATTTGGTCCACCTTCTTGTGCTTTTATTAATACTTCTTCACCACATTTATGACAAGTGTTAACATCATTACCACCATCTGCAGCTTTCCATGACCAACCACAATTAGAACACTTAATAGTTTTATTAAGCAATCCACCATATTTAAACTCTTGTTGTGGAAACATTATTGTTTGTTTATTTTCAACTGCAGGATGTCTTGTTTCTTTTTCCCATTTCTCTGCTTCTTGCCAGGTTTTAAATGGACCACCTAAATGATCACCTGTTTTTCTAAATTCACCAATAGGATCTGCTAATGGTTTACCATATTTAAAACTAGGAATTAAATATGCAGGTTCTCCATTTTCTCCACCTATAGATATAGCTAATTCAGAACTAGGAGTATTATAAGGAATCTTATAACCTTCTGGTAATTTGTTACTAGTTGGTTGTAAAAAATTTAATTGTTTACCATATTGAGCAAGTGGCATTTCTCTTTCAGTAACTTGTGAACCAGGAAACTCATATTCTTGTCCAGGATGCATGATTTGTTGATTTCCATACTCATCTGTACCCAAAAGAGTTTTGTCCACTCCTTGCATTGTTATAGGCGTTGGTTGACCAGGTTGTCCTTGTATTATATTTTGTTGTCTATCAACATAAGGTGAATCTCTTTTATATCCTTGTTGAGATATATCAGATTGAACTTTTTGTGATTGATCATTTATAAACTTTAATAGTGTTTCTTTATTAGTTGCCATGTTATCGAGGACTTAGTAAATATTTATTATTAACAAATTTCAATATCATTTTATTCTCACCACTTACATTTCTACGTAGTATTATTTTATTACCATAATGTCTAAACTTTTTATGTTCAGCAGCAGGTTTAAAATAATTAGTATTAACTGGATTTAAAACTTTATGATACCCATCTAATGCAGTAACCCACATTGGTATAGTAGCACCAGTAAATTCACCTCTATCATTAGTTACATCAAAAAACTGATTTAATCTAAATTTATTTTCTTCTTTACTATATTGAATGTTAATACCATTTGCAGTTGGAAATGGATAATTTAATAAATCAAGAGGATTATTTTTAGTTTTCAAATTTAGTAATAATGTACCAGAAATCTGTTCAGAATTATAAATAATTACTCTATCAAAATTTTCATCTAATTTATGAAAAGTATCTTTACCATTATTAAAATATTTATACACATCAAGTGTATATTCAATATTTCTTAATGTTGTAATGGTATTAGGTGTAGCAACTTGATATTCAATTTCCCATGGATAATTATCACCATAATAATTTGCATAACTATCTGTTCTAACATTATGTCTCCATATTTTTGTTTCAAGTGCAGCACCTACAGATTTAGTTTTAATTGTTAAAAAATGATCATAAGATGACACTAACCATTCAGGATGCCAATCATGAAAGGATAACCATATTTTTAATTTTGGATCATAACTAATTGTCCATCTAATTTCTTCCAAATAATCTCTAATATCAACTGGTGTCAAAACTGGACTAAATATTGGAGTTGCTGTTTCAGTACAAATACATTGATTTGTTTGTGCATTATATTCACATCCAACAGGACATGCTGTTGCAGGAACTACAATTAAACAAGTACAATATGTTAAATCATTAATAACAGATTGAGTACATGAAGGATTTAAACAAGTACATGCCATTTTATTTATTTTTAAATTATGTTGGTAAAATTGGTGAACAATCTAATATTTCTAATACAACACCATCAATGTCAATTCTATATGCCAATGTACCAGTTACATAATACCAAGTTCCATCACCAGGAAAAGGTGTTGTACCAATATTTGTTCCATAAATTATTGAACCAACAGTTACAGGTTGATATGCCCAAACTTGAATAGGAAATGTTGAAATTCCATATGGACATGGTGATGCAGCACTTGAATTTGATAAAGATACAAGTTGTAAAGTTGGTGGAGGTGGTGGTATTGAACCACAATTTTGTGAATAAGTTAAATTAGTCACAGTTAATCCTGCAATAATTGTTAGTGTGCCAGTTACAAAACAAAATGGATTTGCAATTGTAAATGTAGTTACAACACCATTTGTTGTTGGTAAATTATAAGTAACATCAACCATGTTTTGTGTTACACAATCTCTATATCTAAATGTTACAAATCCTAAGTTGTCATTACAAACATCATTTAGTGGAATAATACCACCAATAGGTACTTGTTCACAAACAGAAATTTGTTCAAAACCATTACCACCTGGAGAACCTCCAACACTTATTGTATTAGAAATTCCACTACAATCAATATAAGTAAAATCAGTTGGAGTATCTGCACTAAATACAGTAGTTTTACATGCTCCAAAATTTGAATAATCAAAACTTAATAATTGAATACAAGTATCACATGATGCTAATTCAGTTACTTCTAATTCACATTGATTATCAATTGCATTATACGTATAACCTACAGGACAAATATCAAATGTTGTAATTTTTTCACACAACTGAGTAGCACTATTATAAGTAAAACCAGTAGGACATGTTATTACTAATGGTGCTTCATTACATAATGATTCATTAATAAAATATCCTTGACCAGGAACATACACAATACAGTCAGCTATTTCAGCAAACTCTGCAGTTGGTTGATAATCTTTTTTAGTAAAATATATTAATTCATATTGAGAATCAAATACTGTTTGCACAGCAATACCTTCTATTACATTATCATATAATGGAAAATTTGGATACTGTTGCAATAAAGGTGATGGTAAATTTTCCAAAAACCAATATTTCATTCCACCAAGTGATATGTCTGTAATACCACTACCAGCATAGTTTAAAATTTTACCAGTTAATTGGGATACCCAATATAATCCAAAAGGTGTATTGATAACAGATTTACTAGAAATACAAGTACCGTATTGGAATGAATCATCTGCATTGACAATTGATTGCATATTTTGTTGAAACAATCCTGCATCTCCTGTAGTATACTTTACACCTGCAGCAGATTGAAATGTATCAACACCAACAAATTGCATAGGTTCTGAATCTTCAAATAAAATAAGTGAACCTTGAGCATTTAAAGATTTAATTGTATTTACTTTTCCTTCAAAGTCTTTGTAGTTAAATTGTAAATAATTCCTCCAGTTATCTCTTTTAAGACCTTCTTGTTGTTGTAAAGAATAGATAACCCTTCTTGGGTAGTATTCAAAACATGTGGTATAGATGGCTGGATCATAGTCCCTTGGAAGAATATTTGACCAGGATGAAAAGTTACTGTATAATTTAGATGCGCTAAGTGATAAATCATATTCATAGTATGTAGGTTTTGTTATTAAATCAGCTCTAAACATTAATGATATGTTACTAAAAGAATTACCAATTGGATCATAAAATTTTTCCCAACTGTTTTCACCATAATCTCTAAATGCAAGATTTAATTCTGATTCAGTAAAAAAGTCACGAATGCTATTATTTGATAAATACATCCAAGCATTTTTAAAACTTGATGATATTGGTGAACCAGTTGATTGATAACCATGTAGATTATAATAATCTGCTGGTGTATTAAAATTAAATTCTGGTATAAGACCACCACTACCACCCATATTAAGTGAAATACTAAATAATGAAGCATCATATCTAATAGAATTTAACCAGTATTCTGGTTCAGGACCATTCACATAATTTTGATAATTCCATTCAGTACCATTAGGTACATCAATTAACCAAGAGTTATAAAAATAATATGGACTTTTTTCTGTATATCTATTTATATAAACATCACCTCCAAATATTTGGGATGAACTATGTGGTATAGTAAGATCATCACTAACATCATACACGCAAGAATTTACTGGTATTTGTGTTATTGCATATAATTGACCATATTGATTTTGATAATCATATTTAATTGCACCATAATAAGATGAAATATTATTATCATATGATGCAAAAGCATTATTAGTATTTGGTATTAAAGTTCTACTTGAATCTACATTAGATGTATTTGGTATTGTTGAAACTGTTTGGAATGTTAAAAATCTATTTCTGTTTAAGTTATTGATTCTTAAATTAGAATTAAAATCTTGCAAACCTGCGCTTGTATATTTTGCAGAACTTGCAGTCATTAATCTATTAAATGATGGTTTTACACTACCAGGTGCATTTGGATTTACAATGTTTGAAAAATTATCATAAAAACCATGACTATTAATTTGTAATACATAGTCTCTATAAGAAATAAACTCATAAATAATTTTTATCCATGTATCAAATGAATGATAAAAAGTCATTGCAGCTTGACCAGCAATTGCAAATGCTGTTACTGCTATACTTATTGCACTCATTATACTTCCGACAATATTACCACTAGCACCTCCAGTAGCAGCATTTGTTGCAGTACTAGTTGTATGATTTATTAAATCAGAATAAACAGATGACGTACCTGATTCAGAAGCAGTACCAATAGTTGAATCAAAATTTGCATATGGAATTTCAGTTGTAGTTTCAACACCAGCACCACCTGTAGCACCACCTCCACCTGTTCCTACAGCCACTGCCCATGTTTCAATATAAGGTACAGCAACAGTATTAACTGAAAGTCTTGTATGTGCAGTTGTCGATGCATTTGATGATTTTTTACCCATTAACGATAGTAATGAAACACCAGCAGAAACTAATGCAGCTCCAGCAAATGCATCTTCGTGCATAAATTTAAACTGAGGATGTTGATATGGTAGTTCAGGTGTAAATTTTGCTGTACCAGTTTCTTCAGTATATATACGCACATATCCACCACTACCAACATATGGTTTAACTAAATTATTTTCAGGTGCGTGAAAAGAAAATATATCTTGACGATATATTAAATCACCAGGGGTATGCATAAATGGATCTGTTCTAAGATCATTATATGGATAATTTTGAAATAAACCTTTTATTGAAGTAGTACCTTGAATAGTATACTCAACCATATTGTTAAATAAACCTTTTGCAAGAATACTTCTATTTCCTTCTCTTGAACCTCTAAGTATTTCATAACCTATGATGTCAGTAAGCGGATTACCATTTGCATCTGTTGGTTGTAATATATTAGTAAACTCAACACCAAGAATATTTATCTGAGAACCACCAGCATTATGAATATGTGTTGTTTCATTTGAAGGCATTTTATGATGTCTAATAGGAGCATTACATAAATCACCCCAAACTTCTGGTTGACTATTTGGATAATTTTCTGTTGACTCCCAGTATGCCATGTCACCTCTTGCAATAATTACACCACCATCAGGTCTAGTACTTGTAGCAGTAGATGTTATTGATGAAGTGTCATATACTTGCCAACGTTTTCTTCTAGTTAACTCAATTAAATCTGGAGAAGTTAATGGTTCTAATGCTAAATCAGAAGATATAGATGATCTACCAGGAATATGAAATGATGCAGATCTTGCACCAGTTTTATATACCCATCTAATAAAGAATGAATATACTTCATCACGCATGTATCCTACTTCGTTACCACCATTCCAATAATAATCAGAAGGATATTGAACTGCTACCCAGTTAACTTTAATATTATTTGCTAATGGTTGGTAATTAAAAAATGGTTGTGAAGTAACACCACTACGTAGCAAGTATCCCCCAATGTCAAACATCTTTTCACTTTTTTCATAAACAACTGATTTTAAAGGTATTATAGAAAGATCAGCTGTTACTAATGACGCATTAATTAAATCTAAATGTATTTGAGTTTGATTAATAGAATAGTATCCTATAATTTTTGCAGTACTTTGTTGATTAACTGTACCAATAATAACAAGTTGAAACTCTTCAAAATTTTGATCTAAATTAGAAATATTAATATCTATTGATCCACCAATACCAGAATGATCCCATAATCCTTGTGGATTACTTGGCATGCTGTAGTCAGTTAATTTTATACCATTTTCAGAATATGCAATAACTGCTTGATATGTACCATTATTTAATTGACCAGAACCTTGTGATTTACTTACAGTAACACATGGTTGGGTAACTAATGGATGTAATCTAAGTTGATCACAATCTAAATCAGTAGTACAAATTTCTTCACCACAAGCATTTGGATCTATTATTACTTCATTAACTTGCGCACATATAGTAGTTTGATTAATTGTGTAAATTGAATCAACATTTGTATCATTAACACTACCATCCAATGCACATATTGTTATACTTTGACCAGGTGCAATTGTTGGCACTTCAAGTATGTCACCATTTTGATCTTCATAAAAAATATTACTTGAAGATGCAGGAGGTGGCAAAGGTGGTGTACCAGGTGCTGAAGGATCTGGACATCCTAATGTTGCTTTCCAAACAGTACCCCCACAAGGTGCATATACTTTTAAAATTGCAAATGTAGTCAATGTTGTTTTCATAAACGAAGCTGTACCAGAACCAGAACCAACTACAGGCACACAATAACCTGAAGAACCTCTATATCCTGTATCAATGACATCAACACCATCATATTCAACAACAAATCTATCAGGAAGACTATAAGCATTAAAAGATAATGTTACTAATCCATAAATAGCACCAAGTCCAATATTATAAGAAAAATAACCAGGTGGATCAGGAGCTTGCCCACCACTAACATTTAAACCAACACCACATGGATTTGGAGCTGCTGGTGATGAAATAACATAATTATAAAAATCTTTTACAACTGTAATAGTTTTTGGAGTACATATATATGGTATACGTGTAGGATCCAGATTCATTGTTCTATCTGGATTTAAATTATCTTGCCAATACGCAGAATAAGTACAATCATAATTCATTTTAACAGCACCTGTAATTAAATTATAAGTACTAAAATTTAAACATGGATCATTTACTAATTTAGTATACGTACAAGTACTCTCATCAAATAGTCCAATTTCAGAACTTGTATTATCTGTTGAATAAACTACCCATTCAGATTTATATTTGTTTAATATTCCTATTACTTGATAAGGAAAAGTCTCACAATATAAATTTGATTGTTCATTACCAATTGACCCTATTTCACCATTGTGTGTATTTGTTATTGCATTTATTGCATTTATCCATACACTTTCTGGAACAAAGACATCAGTTGTGTCCTTGTTCATTCCTTTAATAAAACTATTTATTAATTGTGGTGCACCACCTGTATTATTTGTATTTTCACTCATGTTTTATTAAATATTACTTTTAAACATGTTATAATAATTGTGATATTGTGCTCTTCTATTCATTTCCCATAAACGTTTCATTTCACCAAAATCTGGTGTGTTTACAAATGACAATGCAATGTTCCTTGCAGCACGTAATTTTTGTTCCATTAATTGTAAATGATTTGATACACTTTCACCACTCATAAACAAGTTCTCATAAATACGTTGTTTAATTGCGTATTCATAATACTCATTGCAATATGGATGATCAAGTATTAATAAGTTACCATCATCATCTTCCATTATAGATTGATAATTTATATAAACCACACCTTCATCAAAATTAACATGTAAAAATCCATTTCTTAAAAATGCATCATAATGCGAATGCACATTCAAATTTAAACAATCTTCTGTTACAGATTTAGATTTTTGAATACGCAAGGCGATTAATTTTTTACTATCAACTCTTCTTCCATTTGTTACGTAATGTACTTGCGGTGTACCATCAGATGCACAATCAAGTAATGCTGGACATGAACCAGAACCTGTACCTATTGTACTAATTTTAGCACCCATTATAATTACTTTTACAGTTGGTACAGTAGTCACTGATGTAGATACAATTGTAATATTATCTGAATCAATAATATTAACATCAAAATCTAATACTGTTCCATCATTACCAAATGCTTGAACTATAATATTTTGTGTATGTAATTGATGATTAATTATATTACTACCTTGTACAATATCTAATATGGTTGTTGATTGATTAACAAATTTATCTGCTAAAAAGTTTTCTGCTAAAACTACACCTTCTAAAATACCTTCAGTATAAGTTTTATTATAAGTTGGTATTTCATCAACAAATCTTTCTTCACAAACTAATGCAAAATTAAGTACATAAAAATCATCTGGCAATTTACCTTTACCATTATGTATTTCAATTGCTTTTGAACGCGACTGATTAATACGTAATCCTAAATCATAATTTACACGTAATGCAACTTTAATAAGTTGTTGTGGATTAATTAGACCTTCCAAATCCCAAGTATATAAATCAATTTTAACACTATCTAATAAATCATCAAATGTTCTATATTGTGGTTCAGTTAACGCCATGATATTTATTAATTAATTATATTTCTATTATCTTGTTGTGGATCTGATGGTACTGCCATCATTGCACCTAAATCTTTTATTACATTTTGTTCTATTTCAGCATATAAATATTCTGGAATAGCAAAGTTTTTATCTTGTATGTATTGACAATCATCTGTTGTGTCACAATTATATCCACTTATATCTCCTTCAAACACACCTTCAATTCTTACAGCATCCCATTCAAGATTTGGAAAATAAATATGACCATCCATAAACCAGTAATATTTCTTTTTATTATATTTAAATGTTTTTTGATTAGACATTTTTTCAAATGTATTTGGATAAGTAGGTAATATTTCTTCTGACAAATCTAATGAGGTTACTCCTCTAAATATAGGTCCCCAATGACCTTCCATCATGTTAGGTAATTTGTTTTTTGTACGTTTAAATGTACAACCAGATGTAATACAATGACATTGAGATTCAGCTCTATCAATTTCAATAAGTTCTACGTAATTTAATACTTGGAATACACTGTTGAATTTCATAATTCTATTTTGTATATCCTGTCTACGTACAAGCATTTTTGCATGTTTCATCACCATAGAATATAAAAATCTATCAGTAAGAAATGCATCTTGCTTTACAGCTTTAATCTGATTACGTACTCTTGAAAGTACTTCACCTATTGTTATCATAATATTATTTATAAAGCGAACTCATCATAGTCTTTGAGTTGTTCTAGTTCATTATCTTTTTTATCTAACTTGTAAGCATCTGATTTATAGATGTTTGAGATTCTAACTTTAGGATCAATTTGCAAATACTTTTTCCAATTTTCTCCATACGTTCTGCTAACTTCTCTTTTGAATTGTCGAGTAGGATTAAATGCCCATAACTCATGATTTTTAAATCTATACTTACTACCAAAAGTTGTAAAAAATATCTTTGCCACATACTGATCACTTTCCCAATTTCTATGTTGAACAGTTTGTTTGTATTCTTTAGTTGCCTTAAAATCAATATTTTTACTTTTTGTTGGAGGACATGTACCAATAAATATATGTCCTATTAATTCTGGTAACTCAACACCATCACGTTTATCAATTACTGTTTTCCAAATGTTTTCATTAAATGTGTTTATAATATTTTTTATTTGAACACTAGATAAGTTTGCACAAGATGGAACTTTTTCTTTTAACAGTTTAATAAAATTTGCATTTAATGTACCTTCAGTCATTTTTCTGAATCTAGGTGCATTTAAGTCTGGTTTATTTGTCATCTATTTACATTAAGAATTTACTAAAAATTATGAACATATTAAAGCATTTATTCATTTATCTTACACTGAGTAAACAAATTCAGAGATGAGACCTTTGTTAGCGTCATGTATATGCATTATAGCAGAACGTTGATTACCAGTCCATTTATTATGATAATGATAATAATCAGAAGAAGTTAATGCTGGTATTATACGTGTTACAAAACCTTGTTCTTCATTTTCTGTTATAACCTCTTTTGTTTTTCTACCATGATAATGTCCAGTATATAATATACGATGAGTTGTGTTACCCCATTCGGTAGGAAATTCAACAGCATATACTAATGGATTATTTTTTGAAGATGCATCACCATGTTCAACAGCAATCATACATTTACCATATGTAATTACTTTACGTTCAGAATATTCAACATTAAATGTTATATCAAACTGTTGTCTAAAAACTTGTGCAGCAGCATGTATCATATGAAAAGAAGATAATCTATCATGATTACCTGGAACAAATACAACTTCTAAATGTTCACAATAATTTTTTAAAGTAGTAATTGCACTACATACAGCATTAAATGCTTTTACATATGCTTTAGTTGCAACTTCAGAATTTTCTACAAGTGTTCCTTTTGTGGTTGTTCCATCAAAAGTATCCATATTCAAAGTATCTGGTCCTATAATAAATATAATTTTTTCTATATTATAATTACGAAACGCTTTGCCTACTAAATACAATACAGCTTTTTCCATTATCTTATGCATATCTTCATTACCTACTTTACCAAAATGAAGATCTTGTAATGAAATAACCCCACAAACTTTTTCAGAAGAATCTGAATTTATATTTGCGGGGTCAAGTTTAGGAAATACTGGTAGTTTGTATGTGGAAAGTTCTTGCATAAATGAAGTTTGAACTTTTTGTTCCATTGGTAGTCTAGTTATTAATGCTGAAACTAACCATTTATTATTTTGTTCTTTATTCCAGAATTGTGACAACTTCCATTGTGTTGTGTCTATTCCTAATAATGCAATTATTTCATTTGGTGTTTTTGGTTCTGTAGAAGATATTGCTGAAATCTTACTTGTGCCTGCTTCGACATTTTCATGTATGTCAGTTATTCTAACTTTTTCTTCTTTTGATATTAAAATTTTGTTTTGTATTTTTAAAAATAACTCATCATTAATTTCAGTATTATCTGATAAATTATATATTGTATTTGTAACTTCTTTTTTAATTGTTTTGTAATCAAAAATAGATAAGTTTAATCTTGCTGCTTCTTTCTCATTAGAATTCTTTCGTTTTAATCCTTGGTAAACTAGTTTTGTGATAAGTGTCATATTATTAGTTATTTAGAGTTTGTACAAATGTAGTTATTTTTTTGTTATAAAAAACAACCCTCGTTGTTACACGAGGGAAGTTCCTCAAAAATGGAAAACCAACAAACCATTTCTGATATATTATTTAAGTATTATTTAACAATATCCATCATCATCTAATACATTATCATTAGATAAAGGAAGTAATGAATTATCACCATCACCACGAGTATAAGTAAAGTAATCTTTTGCAGGAAAAATTTGTCCAAGAGCAGGTTTTATTTGCAGTTTTATATCATCAATATAAATTCCACTACCACTAAAAGAAGTACCTAATATGTCTATAAACATTTGTCTATTAAAAGCAAGATAACATGTTTGTCCAGCATATGATGATAAATCAACAATTTTTTCTACCCATGTAGAATATGTTGCAGTAGGATTTGTTATTGGATCATATGATAAATTACCATCATCTAAACCAGCGCATATATATTCTTTTACAATTACTGGAAAATTACTAGGATCATCTTGAGGGTAAGGTGGATAACCTATTCTTATTAATAATTTAGTATCAGTATCACCACCTTCATTTCTTCTAACTTTAAATGATAATTGTGAATTTGGTAATATTGTAATTAAAGGAGATGCTATAAATACAGATACAGTTTCACCAACTGTAAGCGCAGTAGTACGTCTTGCATAAATTGATGTTGGTGAAGAAGTAAAATAAGTTGCACTTGGTCCCCAATTACGAGCTGCTGACACACCTGAACCAGTATTAAACATCATCCATACTCCTGATGGCAATGTCCATATTGTTGTGTAAGGATCACTTGTATCTGGTATTGCACCTGAATCAAAATTTTCATTTAAATAAGGTGTGCCAGGAAGAGATGAACCACTAACTATTAATCCTGATGTAGGATCTTTATATTCCCAAAAAAATGATTTACCTGATGGATTATTTATAAATTTATATTTTCTACAATTATACCGATCTTCAACATGAGTAGTATAAGTTGTAATAATCTTAGCAATATACACAGGTGGCACATCAATACTTTTTGCAATTATTGTAAAAATTTTATGGTGTGTTAAACTTGAATTTGATAATGTCAATGTTTGTTGTACATTATATCTATCAGTATATGTTACAAAAGCAGTACTTGTTGTATTTGCTGAAACAAAATATCCATGAGCACTTACAATAGGACAAGGACTAATCACATTTGTTTCAGAAACAATTGATATTGCATTATACACAGATGCACATAAATTATTATATATACCTGGATATGTTAGATTATTGTTTAACTGATCTTTATAAACAACTGTTCCAGAAATAGGATTAGTTGATTGATTTGTTCCAATATAAAATTTATCAAAAATTGGAAAGTTGCAAAGATATTTTTCAGTTATAGCACCTGTATTATCAAGTCTTATTGTATTTATTTCTGTACTTGATAATAGTTGTATTCCATAATATAAATTTGGTGTTGTATATTTATCAATTTTATTATACTTATATATTGTATCAGTTATAGATATTGTATTTGAAAACACATTATTTGGTCTATAAACATAAACTAATTGATGATTAGCAAAATCATTTGGATTATCACATACTGGTTGTAAAGTTAATGCTCCTCCTTTAGTATCTGTTATTAGTCTAGCTGCTTGATATGTAAATAAAGGAAATCCTTCACAACATGTACACGCATTACTACTTAAAATTTGTAACACTTGATCAAGAAACATTCCATTTAAAATACCAATACAATCAATATCATTCCCAGTATACATTACGCATGTAGAATCATAAGTACTATTACATACTATATCTGATAAATCAGGTAATGGTAAAGGTGTAATTGTACTAGGACATGGTGGACAATCAGGACATGGTGTATTTGGAAACATATTTTTAAATATTTATGGGTTTATGAATAAACAAAATCCAGTTACTGTACCAGCATATAATGTTGAGGTGGCACTGTCATAATACGCAACAAACCCATCTGACAAAAATTGATCTAATACTTCTTGCAATATATCACCAGGAAAAACAGGTGATGTTGGTAATGTTTTTAAAAATTCTAATAAATCACATAAACCTGAATCACCATTTAAAGTATTAAATTCAAACAACCCTTTCTTATAATATCCAGAATTATAATTTGGATGAAACTGATATTCAGCAGTTATAAGTTCATAATAATCTTCAGTACATTTATTAAAACTATTACAACATGTTAATAATTCTGTTTCACCAAATGTAGTTCTAATGTTATTTATTAAAGGATAATCTTGATAAGATTGCAATTCATAATTAAAACAACAAGGATTATTAAAGACATAACCGCATTCACCATAAAGTTGTTCAATGGCATTATTACCATTATTAAAACGCATAGGTGCAATTATATATAAATCACTACATCCTAATTCACATGCTCCAAGCACAGTAATAGGTAAAAATTTATTATCAGCAAATGCTTGTGGAATTGATATACTTTGATTTTCGCTTATTGCAATTATTTGTTCTATATAATTTACAATTGGATTAATACATGTACTCATGATTTTTTTATTTAATTAAGTTAAACATTCATTACTCATATTACAAATATAACTTCCATAACTAGCTAATGAACCCATCCAAAGATTTCCATTTTCAGAATCACATGTAATTATAAAACCATCTTTTTTTATATTTTGCATAAGAGACGTTATTTCATTATATGTAAACAAGTTTGGTAAAACAGTATTTAATGTACACAATCCAGATTCACCATTAAATCCAGCAAATTCAGAAATATTTAAAGATGTAATTGGAGGTACAGCAGTGCCATTTAATGTTGGATCAAATAATGTTAAAAATGTTGTTGCACATTCATTATAATTTGTTTGACAATTAGTGCATGGTTCAGAAATAGGTATTAAAACACCATTATTATAATTTGTCAAATCATCTATTAATGTAGCATTGTTTAATATTAATCCGTAAAATGATCCATCTGGACAACAATAATCACATTTTTTTAAAGTTAAACCTCCTTCTTTTGTAATAAGTTCATACGCATCTGCTACTTTATATGCAGGAGTCTCAGCTTTTTTAATATTATACCAAAATGCTACTCTTGTAAAAAAGTATTCAATTGGGTTTATACATTTTACAGTACTGCAACAATCACAAAGTTTTGCAGCAAACAATTGAATAATGTTATTTAAAGATAATCCTACAGTAATGCCCATACATTCTATTGCAGGACCAGAGTAATTAACACATGCTGCATCGTAAACTTCTTCACATTGTGTTCCTATACATACAGGAGGGGTTGGTGGTACTGGAGGTGGAGTTGGTGGACAACACTGATTACAGTTACATGCGGTATTACAATTTGGATCTGTACAAGCCATGATATTATTTTTTATTTAATTATTATACACAAGGTAATAAATCACCAGTAAATTCAATAAGTTGTTGCGAAATACTTACACCACAAGATAATGATGTTACACTTAAACCACAAGTTCCATTATTACAAATTATTCCTTGTTCTTTTACAAATGAATATGTTACAGAATCAGTATTAAATAAAATTTCTAAATCTACATCTTGCGTAATAGGTTCAACACTTCCACAACTTAATGTTTGGAATCTAACTTTTACTATAATAGGTTCTGCATCAAGATTTTTTACAGGAATTCCACCTGATATTGTTACAAGAGTTAAAGTTAAATCGCTAGTAATTAAAGAAAATTCATCTTTTCCATCACACAACATAATTGATGTAGTATCACTATAACCTACAACAACTGTATATAAATTATCTAATGTTAATAATTTAGATATTATAAAAGAAGGGTTAGATGTTCCACATGTATAAATTGATACTACATTAATTCTATAATCTACATTTGGTACTAAATTACCACTAATAATGTTTACAGTTTTTTGAAAATTAGTTTCGACAATAATTGTTGAAAATAATGGATTTGTAAAAAGTGTATCTGTAAGATCATAAACTTCAACTTGATATGACAAAGGTCTTTCTATTCCACCTAAATTTGGACTATCAAATACTAATGTAGAATACAATGAGGCAATTGTTGTTATTTCAAGATTTTCTGGTAAAGCTAAAATACAAGGTATTGTTACAATTTCATTAATATAAATTTGTAATCTTGTTCTTATATCATTTACTGTCAACCAAAGATTTGCTAAACTATTACCTATTCCATTTGGATTTGGAATCCATCCTGGAATTTGTCGCATATATAAATTAGTATTTACAAGTTGTGGTAAATTAGATAAGTTTGGAATTTGTCTATTAACACCATTGATAATTGAATCTGTTGTACCTAAAGTTGAAAGAAGATTACAATAATTTCTTTCTAAATTAGTAAAAGCATCTTGAATTAATATTCTTAGATTAGGTGCATAACTTGATGCACATTGTGATATAATATAAATATCTGTAGATGATGATGGTGGTATAGCGTCTATCGCTGCTTGTAATGCATTAACTCTTGTGTTTAATGCATTTATACTTCCTGTGTGTAAACTTACAGTTAAAGTCAAATCACATAGTTTTGTAGCTACATAAACAATATATTCAGATTGTGGTAATGCTGTAATTAAATCATTATTTTCATCTGTGTAATATAAACATTGAGGTAATGGTAATACATCACCAGTAGAAAATGTACTTAATGATTTTGCTAATAAAGGATTTGCAGTTCTTAAAAATGAAGCATTTCCAGAACTACAAATATAATCAATAATCAATTGTATTGAATCTTGTAAATTAGTTGGTTGTTGAGAAGTTGGGTCTAATATGCATTGAAAATCTAATGCAGATACATCAACAATGCCTTCAGAAATAGTACATAATAATGTTGCAAGTTTAAATACAACTTCATCAATAGCATCACCAGCACATAAATTAATACATGGAATATTTGGACCTTGCCAAATAACACATGCTGAAGATATTTTAGGACAGTTCTCTCTATTAGAACCTGGATTATTTACTGGTACTCCCATTTTAAAGTGTATTTATTTTTTCTTCAATTTTTGCTAATGAACAACTGTTACTCATAATACAACTACAATTTTCCATTTCTCTTGCACGTATTAATAAATTACGTAAATCATCTGCTAAATCTTCATTAATAAGTGCAGAACAGTTTTTTAAACCATATCTTTTACGTTTGTATCTTGCATAAATAGTTTGTGCAAATACTTCATTTATACGAATTAATGGATCCATTTTTATTTTTTTATAGTTCTATTTGCAGAATTCATTTTATCTACAAGTTTATTCTCATAACTTACTAAACAATTATTACAAACAACTTTTCCATCGGTTGCTTTTCTTTGTTGACAACTACATCCAAGTGCAGTTTGACAGTTATTACAATTTGCCATTGGTTATTATTTATTGGTTAATTTGTACATGAAACACAACATCCTGTTAAATACTTTGCTAACAATCTTTCAGCATATTGATACATTTCTACAGCTTGAACAGGTGCATGACAATATTCTGCTTTTGCTTTTGCAGCATCGATATACATTTTAATATATCTTAAATCATGCAATCTTTGATGTTGTTCTGCATTTGGTTCACACGCTTGTAATTGAACTTTACAAATTTCTCTATAATATGTATTTGTTAATGTTGTTGTTCTTAAATGATAGTACTGAACGTAAACAGTATCATTAGGTGAAACACTATATCTAATAGTATATAATCCATCAGGAAAAGTACTAATAGGTTGATCATTACCAGTAATACCTAAATCTGCAGTAGAAAGATTTTTAATAAACCCAGGTTCTAAAACTTTTGGTGGTAATGATGTTAAATCAGTTGAGTAATATATCGGAAGTGAAAATCCAGGTAAATATATGTCAAGTCTTGGACAATCAATTGCCAATCCTGAACCATATACAGATGCGTCTAATATTCTTATAATATTTTCACATGCTGTTTCTGGAATATCTAATGCGAGGGTATGTCTAATTGCCATAACTAATTTAGTATTAATATCATTACAATAAGAATTTACGAAAAAAAATTAAATAAAACAAAAAGAGGAGAGACTTTTAATCTCCCCTCATTTTTGATTACTATACTATAGTGTTATGGTAACACTTTGAATGCTGTGTCATAATTACCAGCAGTTGTTAATAAAGTAGAAATTGCAGTTTCAAATGCAGAACTTCTTGCAGTAGTAACAATTTTTACTAAGTATTGATCGTTGTCCATCATTCCTGAAGGATTTGCTTTACGAGGAACACTATGTAAAATGTGATAAGTAAAATATTTAGTACCACGTGAGATTTCACCAAAAGGATTATAATCTAATACCTCTCTCAAACGTGGATCTTGTTGCCAAGGTTCTTGTTGATATCTTTTAGCAAGAATCAATTCTCTAATAAGAGTTTCACCATATCCTCTACCTTGAACTGCTTGTTGAACATCAGCAGGAACAAAACAAGAAGTTATACATGGTAATCCAGCTGTATCAGTAACAGACGCATAGATTTCAACTGGTTGATATTCAACGTGATCTCTAGGAGAAAATGAACAATCACCAAATGTAGTATCTACATAAGCACCAACAATTTCTAAGAATGAATTAACTGAATCTGGCAAAGTAGCACCAGTTAATGGTACATAAGTTGTAGAATTAATTGAATCATAAACTTGAACAGCAGTACCAGCAGTGGTAGTTACAACACCAATTGCAGTAGCACTTGGTGTTTGAATTGTTGCAGCAGCAACCAAAGCAACAGCACCAGCTCCAGTAGCTCCAACATATGCAGAAGATACATAAGCAGTTACAGGAGAAACAGAACTAATTGTAGTTGAAGCAGTAGTTTGAGAAATATTTACTAAGAAAGTAGAACCAGTTCCACCACCACCAGAAACAAGAGATACAATTGTTGTACCAACAGCTACATTAGTTCCAGTAAGTATTTGCCCTACAGAGAAAATTGTGTTTGTTGCAGTACCTACAGTAAACAAGTTACCAGCAATTGTTGAAGTAGTTGCAGAAGTAGCAGTAGTCGGAGTAAATACGACTCTATCACCAGCAAGAACTCCAGTTCTTTCAGTTAATGTTAAAGAAGAAGATGCAGAAGCAGTAGCTGTAGCAGCAACACCAGCAACAAGAACTTGATTCCAAACTTTTGCTTGTACAAAATCTTTTACAGTTGGATAAAGAGCAAGTCTATCTGCCCATCCTAACAATAGAACATTAGGATCAACATTATTGTTACTTGAATCACAACATCCACTATATGCATCTAATGTAAAGTATGCATTGTGAGTTAAGAAACGTAACGCAGGAGAACCTTTAATATCTAATCTCAATCTGTATGTAGAATTGCAAGCAATATTACATCCAGTAGTAGCAGTAACTTTTACAATATCTTGAACAGGAATACCTGGCTCAGACACATAAAAAGCACTAATGTACTTTGGATTGATACCTTTTGATTTTACAGATTCTTGATAACCTCCGTGAAAAGGACCAACTTTATCTGTTGTGTGAAAACTACCTTGTGCAAGATACACTAAAGGTGATGTTTGGTAAGAGATAGCACCAGACAAAACAAGAGACTTGTTTGTTGAAGCATCTACAACTGCAAGTTGTCCAGCTGTTAAAGCAGACGTGGCAGTTCCAGCACCAGTAACAAAGCTACTGGAAACGAGCATTTTTTGAAATGCATGTGGAAAATAAGACATAGTTAAAAATATTTAGTTAATAATAAAATTTATTTTAAGAATAGTAATTTATATTTAATACCATTCAGTGTACTTTTGATCATATCAAGATCATTTACAATTTCACTATAAGGCATAACTGCTTGTAATGAAGTTACTTGTTGATATAAATCTCTAATATAAGATAATGCTTCTTCAACAGAATTCAAAATTCTAGGAGCAGAATCTTCATAATTTAATAATTTTTCTGCAGCACCTTGGAATCCTTCTGCCAAATCATCAGCATGTCCTGGTAATGCATCATATAATTCATTCAATGCTTTGTGTGCAGCAAATGAACCTAAACCAGTTACTTTTAAATGTAACTTGTGAAAACTTGTAGCAGCATTCATTAACTCACTTACACAAGTTGCTGTATGACTTTCAAGTGAAGAACCAACAGAACCTATTGGTCTTTTTAATTTGTTTGATTTATAATCTCCTGCAAAATCCATATCTGTTAATTATTTAAAGTTGCGTTTTGTTTTTCTCTTTGATATTGATTCATTGACTCAATATCACCAGCTAAAATAGAACATGCTTCATCAATTAAAATTTCAACAATGTCATCTTTAAATTCGCAAATAACATTAACAGCTGATATTGAACCATCACTAGGATTCATACATCCAATAAATTGAATATCAACTGGTTTTCTAAAATAATACAATGTTGGTATTCCTAAATCAAATTCACCATTTGTATAAATTTTAATTCTGTTATTAGAAATAGTACAAATAGTTTCTCCCCATTGTGCACTAGGACTTCTAAAATCATCAGACAATAAATTATCTATATCACCTACTTGTGCAAGATACGTAATCATTGGTCTTGGATCTGGACAACAATCTGAAATACAATCAATAGATAGTCTTTTAAAATACAAATAATCAGCAGGTAATATATTTGATTCATAATACAAAGGATATTTTGTTGAACCCCAAGTATTTCCTGTATCTGTAATCATTAACTGAACATCATCAATATTCATTTTTGTTGATTCATCACCTTCTTTACCTTGATTATGACCATGTATTTGTCTACGAAACCATTCTAGTTGCGCTTTATTAAACGCCTCACTAACTTGCCAACACTCGATATTATCATAATCGAGTGATGCAAGTTTGTTTAACCTTTGTTTTATTTTTATTTGTAATAAATTATTTGTCATTTTTTAACATTTTTTACCACCTTTCATACCACCATATTTCATAGATGATATAATTGGTTTTGCATTTTGTTTACTTACAGGTTTTTTTGCTTCTGCAGCATCTTTTCCTAATTGTACTTTATTAAATGACATAATATTATAGTTTTAAATTAAACGTTCCAATACTGTTCTACATTTGTAGTTACATCTAAAAGAATATCTTCATTCAAAGGATTCTTTAAGTATAACAAAATATCAGATGGATTTTTACCTAACATAGAACCTGACTTCATATGATAAATATTACCATCTCCTCTTGTTGCAATTAATTTATAATAGTTTGAATCTTTGATAACTGCTCTTAACTTAAGAGTTTCCATATCAAGAGTTGCAACTTCTAAGAAATTACCTGCAGTTTTTTTCTTATCCTTGTCTACAGTCTCACCATTAATATACTTATCCATGTTGTCATACAACACGTCAAGTGGCGTTGATTTTTTATACTGAGTAGAATTTGGATCAATTACTTTACATACATAAAATAATTTATTTGCATTCTTATCATATAATTTTTGCAATTCAGATAATGCTTTGTTTCTAAGTTTTTTAACTTCGGTTTTTAATGAAGCAGTTTCTTCATACTTATCTAAATAAAATTTAAATTGAGAAGTACCTTTTCTTGCATCTTCTAAAGATTTTGCAACTATACTAAATCCACCTGCTTCAATAGCACGTAATTTAATTAAATCATAAGGATCTGTAACAGGATCTAAATAAACTGGTTCATTTCCAAATCTCATAGATATTTTACTCCAAAAATCATCATTATCTGGTCTAAGTAATTTTACTTTATTCCAAAAATCTGGATCAGATTCATCAAGTACATTTGCTGCTAATTCTCTTTCTAATTGTGCAACAATTTTTCTAATGTCTTTAATAGCTGCTTCTTTTTGTTCAGTTGGCATCAGTTTAATTTCTGGTGCAAATTCATTTAGTCCAGACACATATCTTCTAATGCCATTATATTCTAAACAAGCAAGTGACTCCTCGTGGAACACTCCTTCAAATAATGCCATTTGATACTTTTCTAATCCCATGTTTGCCATCTGTTGGTCAACGTAAGGTCTAATTGTCAATGAACTGTTTCTTTTTAACGACTGATGTTTGTCGATTACTGTTACTTCCATGTTTGTTAATTTGGTTATTTATTCTGTTTCTCTCTGTTTTTTGTAATTATTAGTTTAAAGCTCCTAAACCACATCAAGGTTATTACATCTTAGGAGTATGTAAGACTGTCCAGATCGCGCATTCCTGTCTTACACATTTTTTACAAAGTTAACACTTTTTATACTTACTTGGTGAAGCACCTGCAAGTTTTTGTGTCTTTGGTCCAGATTGAGCAGAAGTAGGTTTTTTAATTACTATCTTATTACTCATTGCTGCTTTATTTTTTCCTGCCATGATTTCTTATTTATTAGTTGTACTTACCTGGGGACAATATATCCCCAGGAGTACAAAATTAATATTAGAATGATCCACCAGTAATAGGGTTTCTCATAACAATTTTTAACACTTTGGTTGGATCTTTTACCCAGATACTTGGCATAGTTTGAGTCATGAATACTCTATAACCATTGAAGTTTCCAGAAGATGCAAATCCTTGAGATCTACCCATATAGTCCATAGTACCATTTTGATAGAACCATTTCATCTCGCTATCCCATTTAAGTTTCAACAAGAAGATGTTATCATTAGTATTATCAGTAATATCAAATACAATAAAGTTGTAAGAAGATAATGGATAACCATCAATGATTGGATTCTCAATATCATTTGTATGTACGTTATCAAATGCTGGATTCAATACAAATTTCACATTTGCCAAGAAAGGAATTGTGTAAGATGTAAATGCAAATCCAAAATTCAAGTCCATCGCATTTTTACCTGAGATAGCACCAGTACCAGATTGATCCATGTTAGCAACTAAACCACCACCAGTAGCACCACTAAATGCTTCTTTTTTGATTGCCTCATTAACCATACGCATACCTGCCATACCAGTTTGTACAATGATTTGACGATTTGGATCTGGTCCTTTAAATTCTACTTTACCATTGTAGAAGTTGAAAATTTCACTTCTAAACAATTCTAAGTTGAAAGTATTTTTGTTGTAAATTCTTTTGAAAGAGTTATCCAACTGAGACCAAAGACCTACAGATAATCTAATATCATCTGGACCATCTTGTTTAATTCTACCACCTTGTCCCCACATTAAGTAAGTCTCAATGTCATTTGCTACTTTAGATAAGTGAGCTGCTTCAAGATTAGTTACAAATGAACGAGTTAAGTTACCATTATCATAAGATTTTTTAATCCAATCTTTACCCATTGTTTTAACCATGTCATCAATCTTAGTGATAGATGGATCAAGGTTTTTATCAAATGATCTCCAGATTTCAGTTACAGGAACTGTACCATCTGCATTAAGACCACCTTTCATCATCATGTCAGCACGAGAAGAAATAGAATAATGTACGTGAGCTTCAGCACCTCCAACAAAGTTGTAGTACTCTCTGAAACCATTTTGCAATTCTCCAATGTCAGAGAATCTTTCACCATACTCACCACGAGCAGAACCTTTTCTAAAGAATTTTGTACCTGGTTTAAGGAATTTTTTATCTAAAGTTGCAGTATTGCTGTTGTTAACTAATTGTACAGTATAAATGAATCCATCACCAGAAGGTAAAATATCTTCACTAGGAACAATGTACAATTCAAGACCTTTATATTTGTCATAAGTGATAATATCACCAGATCCAAATATACGTCTGTTAATTTTAATTTTGAAGTTAGTACCATCAGCTCCTAAAGCAGTCTGAGTTGGTTCTACATCTTCAACAATGTAAGGAAGATCTTGTACGATTGGCGTTTGCCATTTGTACTCTCCACGAGCATTGTCAACCATTATGGTGTTTTTACCACCAAAAGATGCCATTTGATAAAGAGGCATTTCTACCTTTTGCGTCATTGCCCATAAATCTACAGGTCCTAAATCCATAGGTTCTGAAGTTTTAAGCATGTTCTGCAAATGGTAAGAATCTACATGCGAACTAACTTTGTAAGTTGTATCGCGTAAGAAGAGACCATTGTTTAATACAGGTGTACTCATTTTTAAAAATTATTAAGGTTATGTTATAAATTTATTTGTTATTATCTTCTAAATATATTTTGTGGTTTACTCAACCTTTTTGATGCAGGTTTTTCATCCTCTTCATCTTCTTTAACGTAAGAAGATATTTTACGAGCTTCTTCAGTTTTTAACTGTCTAACAGTATTCTGAACCACTTCATTTTTTGCTTGTTTTCTTATGTTTTCTTTATAATCATCTGGATCAGAAAGTAACCATAATGTTTCAGCAATTAAATCATATCTTGGTTGTTTACCAAATTGATAATCTTCTAATAGTTTACCAAGCAAGTTGGTTGGTCTACCAGTAAGACTTTCATATTTTACTGTGGTCAATTCATCCCACAACATTTTTTGTCTTTTATTATCAATCTTAACACCATTTAATTCTGAAGGTTTTAAAGTCTCATATATGTTTTGCATATATGCTTCTTTTTTTGCCTGTTGTTCTTGCTTGAATGCTTCTTGTTGTGCAAGTTTTGATTGTACAACTTGTTCTTGCATGTCATTCAATTTTGGTTGAAATTGACTTGCTTTCTTTTGAAGATTACCATTATCAAACCATTCTTGAATTTGGTCTTCTATAAGTTCTTGATCTCCACCTCCAAAACCAGATGCTTGTAAATATTGTCTTACAATTATCTCCTGATGTTCAGGTTGTCTAGGATCAAGTGTTCTTACTTCTTCAACTTGTGCAAGTGCTCTAAATAAACCTTTTAAATCTTGACCACCTTTTGCAACATATTCTGCAGCATATTGTAATTCTTCAGGTAAACTTTCAAAGAACTCTTTTGGAGTATTTGCAGCAACATCATTTTTCATGTTGTCTACATTTGCTTTCCATAATTCTTCAACATCTTTCTCAGTAAGTGCTCCAAGATAATCATCTAAACTTTGCTTTGAATCATCAAAATCATCAAATGCAAACATTTCATTACCTTCAATTCTTTTCTTTAAAAAATCAACCAATCCACTTTTATCAGTTTTTTTTCTACCACCTTTAGGTTTTGCATCTTCATCATCACCACTTTCTAATGCATCATCTAATTCTGCAATAGCTTGTGAAGTTTCATCTGCACTTCCTTTACTTTTTTGTTCATCATCTAAAAAATCAAGATTAACTGATTTATTAGGAGAGGAAAATAAATTCTGTTTATCATCTTCATCATCACCTGTTACAATACTTTCTGCACCAGGCATTGGTAAAAAATCATCAATGTTATCTATAGTAACATTATCAACTGTTAAATTGTCTTTTTCTGCACTCATGTTTTTTGTTGTTAGTTTAATTCTTATTCTTCTTCATATATAATCTACATAAATAAATCTTAAAGATTTACATTTATATAAAATTATTTATAACTTTTTTCGACTATAACGCTATGATTATTTTTTATCGAATTTATTTTTGTTTATTGTGGCAACTTGAACTTGTTTATCAGCAATTCTTTCACGAACCTGCATGTCTTGACGTTGTAAATTTGCTTTAGTTTGTTCATTAACTTGAGAGTTTATTACTTTGTCTCTTTGTAATGAAGCATTTTCATTTCGTGCATTCTTTTCATCAAGATATTTTAATGTATCAATATAATCATTTTGATCATTTTGATCTTTATCTTGCGTAGCAGTAAATCCAGCAGAACGTATTTCAGCAACTATTTTATCATTTTCTCTATCTAACAACGCTTGTTCTGCTTCAAAAGCAAGTTTTTTATCTTGTCTTTCTGTTTCAGCTTGTTGTTGCATTTCAATACCTTGTTGAGCTGCTTGTTGTTCTTGTTGTTTTTCTTTAGAAACTTTTTCTTCAATACCTTTTAATACATGTGTAATTTCTGCCATACTATCTGCTTTGATAATATTACCTAAATCATATATAGATGCACCAGCAGTATTATTAGAAAGAGCAAGTCCTCTAATTTGTTCTGTTATCGCACGTTGATTTACTTTAGTAGAAGGGAATACATTTAATTCTCTTGCTAATAATTCAGTACCATTAATTTCAAAATTAATTTTTTCATCCATAGCTGTCATATACTGCAATCTAATACTTGGTCGATTAGAATGATAGTATTGTGCAAGATCTGTTCGCATTTGATGAACACGTGGCATCAGGTTCTCTGAATGTTGTACAAAATACATTTCAGTTTGTGAGAAAGACTGATTTAAAGATTGTTGAACACCAGTAGCAGTTTCTTGTCCAGTTGCTCCACCTAATCTTTGTGGTGTAATACCAATTGCTTCAAATGCTTGATTTTTAAAATATGTAGATAATTGTATACGCGATAATAAACGTTGTGTCTGTTCAAGATTTAATACTTGATAATGTTGAAAGTTTAATGCATTTTCAGTGTTAGTTATAGAAGTATCTAATGGTAACATTTGGAAATTCTTCATTGCAACATACGCTTTTGCAAAATTATCTTTACCCCAATCTTCGCCCATAGAGTGACGTGGTAAAGCATTTTGATCAAGCATAATAACAGTACCTAATTCATCTACAAGAATATCTGCTATTTGATTATTAACAAGATTGTATCCAACTTGAAATGGTTTCATCTTATCAACTAATGATCTAGATTTTGTATTTCTATCAGAATAAACTGCACCTTCAACTGGAAGTTTACAACCGTATAAAGTAAAGTCACCTTTAAATTGGAATCTTACTGGTCTAACATTCAAGTATATAGGAGAAAATCCAGTACTATCATTGTTGCCATAAAATGATGGTCTATTAGGACCTATCTTAATACCACCCCATGTTTGATTTATCCATATCCAATCTATGTGTTCTCCAAATACTAAATTATCTTTTGATTTATTTTTTAAAACAGTATTGTCATAAATTGGTTTATCAGTTACTTTATAATTTTCATCAATAATCATTTCAACTGGAATACCTTCTTCTGTCAATTTAGTCAAGTGACCAACCATTCTTTGTGATTTCCAATATACAGTAGTAACACGTAATAACGAGTAATTACTAAAGTCCATTAAATCTTCTGACTCATTAAGGATTCTATATATAACGTCATCACCAGTATTTAAAACTGAATCTCTATGTGCAATAAATTGTCGCATTCCTAAAGATGGTCCTTCAACATTCCAATCATGTGATCTTGTTGCGTCATAAAACGAACCATCATTTTGTACACCAGGTAACATATATCCTGCAGATTTTACTGGATATATTACTTCTAATGCAGCTAATTGTTCTTCGTTCATCATATAACCATACTTGTCAATAATGTCAGAAATAGTCATAAGATCCATACGACCTGCCCAGTTAGATTGAGATATATATCTTGCTTCTGGAGACTTATGATAAAATGTTAATAATGGATTCCATAACTCAATTTCATAATCATCTTCGCGCATGTTAAAATGCCAGAACTCTCTGTCAGCAATTAACATGTCTCTAAACGCAAGATTTTCTAGTTCTTTCATTGTAAAACGTTCAGTATCAACAGCATGCTGGTGAGTTGCCCATTGTTCAATCATTGATCTATAATCCTTTTTAAAGAATTGTTCAATCTCTGGAAGTGATTTTAAATTCTCAGGAGACATTAATTGCTGTGCTTGTTGTGCTTGTTCTGGATCTTGCAAGTCCAAACTCATTTGTTGAATTGTTTCTTGCATTTTTTGTTCAGCGTAAGTGATAAGATTTTCTTCAATCATACCTCTTTTCATTTCTGTTAGTTCATTAAATGAAGTATCATCTACTGCTCTATATGAAATTCTATCATTACGTTTAGCAAATTCACCTGTAAGTACATTAATAACATTAGGTATAATAGGAAAGAACTTTAACTCAAACGCAGATTCGTCTTCTTTTGTAAGAGTATCAATAAGTTCTGCCATTTCATTATCTTCTTCAATAATGTAGTCAGATTTGTCAATAATACCATTTGCAAGTTTATAGTTTTTTAATAATCTACGCGCATTACGTCTAATCATTTTAAGACCTTGCATTTCATGCCAGTCCATATTCCATGCTCCCCATTGTTCATCTTTATCTTTACTTAATAAAAACTGTATAGGTTGGGTAATAGTACCCATTCGATTATAATCTGATTTTGCACCTGCTTTTAGTTGTAGTGCATTATATATTTTTGGCATAATTTATATATTTTTGACGAAGTTATATATTATTATCTTATGTTTTTAAAAGGATTATGAGGTTTTCGCATAGATGATTCACCTGAATAGGAACCACCATAATGTCTAAATGGACTCACTCTCAATTTAGTATTTTTATTTGACTTTTGCAAATTATCATCTTCTCTTTCAACACGTTTGGTATAACCACGATTTGATTCTTGCACTTTTGCAAATGCAACTAATGCACAAAAAGCAATTATTCTATCCACGTTTAATCCATCGCGATATGCACTCATTTCTTTTAACAACATAATATCTGGTATTCTTTCTACACCATAAGTTGTTTTGACAATTGTACCATCTGTTTTAGTTTCATAATCTAATTCTTCTTCTAAGAATTGTTTACCATATGGAATTATATTTACTTTAAACATTGTTCCAACATTTTTCCAACCATATTCTTGAAATACATTCATGTTTGCTTGTATTTCTTTTAGAAACATAATTTGATTTTTAGGCACTAAATACTTTTGTTTTCTACGAGCAATCATGTGTTGTATAAATGCACTTACGTTATTTTCACATATAGTCCATGCATTATACCATTCAATTATTAACTCAAGTCGTTCATGTGTTTTATTTAAATCATCAAATCTTCCACACCATGCTGCAACAATTTTGTCACGTTCAATTGCAGATTCAATGGAACCATCTGCTTTATGTGTAGTTATTTCTTGTGAAGTTTTATAAATATAAATAGAACATAACGAATCAGATGTTGTTGTTTTACCTTCAGCAACTGGATCGACAGACGCATAATACATACCAAATGTTGGATCTTTATGTGGTCTTTCCCACACAACTAGCACACCTTCCTTGTCTTCTGTTTTTGGTGAAATAGGAAATTCTGATATTGGAATTTTTTTAGATTCTTTTGCAACTACTTTGCCAGTTTCATCGCGATTTAAATCTAAAAATTCTTTATAGTAATCTCCTTCTTCAATTCTTCGCATTTGTTGAGTAACTAAGTGCAGAGGAAATATTGATCGAGTTCTATGTGCAAATGCTTCAGCAATGTTAATAGGTTTCTGAGAAATACGAAGTTGATAGTCATCTGGTTTTAGTTTTCTTTTCCATTCAATTCTTTCTGCAAGAATCATTTCTAATGCAAGTTCAACTTGTGAATTTCCATACTCATCAATACAAGGAAGCATTGACCATTGTTCTGGAATAAATAATCCACACATTCCTATCTCACCTTTATCATTAATTAAATTAGTTTCTACAGCAAGAATATCTTTACCATCAGGATTCATTAACATTTCACGCAATGGTTCACATTGTGCTAAATCTCCTACAGATCCTGCTGCAATAAACTGACCAGTATATATCATACCAGATTTCATTGCTGGTAGTAAGTATTCCATAGTCATATTCATCTTAGGAGCAATTCCTGCTTCTTCGTGAAAAAATAATGTACATGGTCCCCCAACACCATTAGTAGGATCTTTGTCAAGTACAAGTCCAAATATAACAGACTTTAAACCAACATCACGTTTTTTACCGCCTTGATTTATTTCAATTTTTTGTTCCCAGTTAAGAACTTTATCTGGAGTACATGGTCTGTACCATGCAGTATAAGTATTTAAAAAGTTTCTGTATTCTTCAAGAAAACGCCAAGTACCTTTTTCATTGATATAATCTTTTAGTGATCCAGCCATTTTACTAATAGAACCTTCTTCAAACCAAAAGTAATTTATCATTTTTGCACCATGATAATAACTAGATGCAATCTGACGTTTCTTTAATATGACTACATGTTTATACGAGTGTCTTGCAAGTTCTTCATATAATGCCATATGGTATTGTGCATCTCTAACTTTTGCAAATCCAAAACGTGCTTCTTCTTTATCATAAATTGGTAAAAAATTTAACCACATGTAATACTCTCTGGTTAAATACCAAGTTTTTCCATGACTTTTATATATAACACCATATCTACATTTTGCTTTTTGATCATCCCAATATGTTATATAATCTTTTGAACGCATAGGAGCTATGCAATACACTTTGTTATTTTTATTAAATAACTGTGCTTGTTCGTTGAATTTATTTGAACACTCATCAAATTCATAAGTACCAGGAACCTTGAACATAATTCTCAGAAATTCTACAAAAGATTCTCTTGTTTCAAAGTCTGTTACTGACCATGTGTTTAATTCACAGTCATGAGTCGGTACACTTATATACATAAATTTGAGGTATGTAATATTTTAATTAGTTCACTAAATTCTTTAGCAACAAATGTAGGATGTGTTTTTTCTGTTTTATTCCAATATGCAGAATGGTCATCTCTATGAAATGCAGTCCATTTTTCTGTATGAGAGTTGTAATGAAATAACCAATTATATAATCTATCTAGTTTCATAATATTTACATTTGATCGTAAGCAACTTGTTGTCCACCTCTTACCTGCGATTTTTGTTCTTCCATAAGGTCCTTGTACGCACCTTTAAACGACATTCTAATTTGTTCAAACTTTGCCGCCACATTAACCACAGAATTGATATTTCCATCTCTACCATGTTCAATAGGAGTAGTTTCCATATACATGCCCAACCTATCAACCATGCTTTTAATACCCATGTACGCACGTAGTGTAGGAGTTTCATAAAGTTTTTTACATAAGGCGACAGCCAATAAGATAGTATCATCTTCAGTACTAAAATTGACATTAAGCTGCGAAAGTATAAGTTCTTCTTTTTCATGTTCTAATGTATCAAAATATGGATTTAAATCTGGATTTGGACAAGTCATATAAAACAAATATGCAAAGACATTTTGATAATCATCTGGATAACATTCCATAATCATTTTTAAATCTCTTAGTACAAAACAATGTTCTGTTGGTACAACTGTACCATTTTGTATATCAAATAATCTTATCATTTTTATTTTTTTATTAGTCTAGGATTATTTTTATACCATTGTAATATATCTGTTACTTCAACTTTTAAATATGGTAACTCAAATATTTCAATATCACGTATAATAGGATCTCCCTCAACAGACACTTTAATAATAGGATAACCAAATTCATCTTTTTTATCTTCTTCTTCAAATGTGATATGATGAATTATTAGTTTACCTGCTTTTAAGTTAGGATTGTGTTTCAGTATAATATACATATAAATACTGAGTTGTAGATTATAATGGTTTAAATTACAATCATCCATATGAGAAACTGGACCAGTCATTTTTTTAGAAATACCTTCCCAGTTTTTAAAAGATTCTTTATCAATCTTTTTATTTGTTTTATAATCAGTTATATGAACTGTATTATTTACAACTTCAACTAAATCAGATTGACCACATATACCAGCAGATTTTAAATAAACCATATGCTCTGGATATATACCATTAATTAGTTTTTGCAATGGTGCAAGTTTTTTACCATATCCGTCAAGTAATGGTTTTATTACAGGTAATGATTCATCATGTCTAACAATTGTTTCACAACCAACAATGTCTTGCTCACGTTGATCATGATACCAATTACCTAATGCACATGCTCTATCTGATTCTTTTTTCCAGGCACTTTGTATTTCTTTTACAGTCATACCATACCATTTATTAGTTTTTTTATTATTAGTTGAACATTTAGTTGCAACTGCCTCAGAATCAAAAGGTTGTTTTAAATTACTCAACAAAGTAGTTACAGATACCCATTTAGTTTTATCTTCTGGATCTATAGATACATAAGAATGTGTTGCTGCTTCAAATACAATTGCCATAACTATTTATTTATTTGAGTTAATAGTGCTGTTTCTTCAGCATCAGTAAGTTCTGCTTTCCAAAATCCTTTGGGACAATCTGAAGAAAGTGATCTTGTTTTTAATTTTAAAGAGCATCCACATTCAGAACAACAAGGATGTGTTCCAGGTATTGCACATTTAGAACCTGCTTTATCAACAAATTCACAAACATTACAAATTTCATTTCTAAAAAATGCAATGTTTTCTACGTGTGCTGTTTTAAAAATATTATTTTTTACGCCTTCTAATATAAGACCACGATTTTTCCATATTCTAATTGGATTTGCCATCATTGTATTCCTGTTTTTTTAGTTTAACTTCTTGTCTTCTAACTTGTTCTGTTTTCATTAATTCTGTTAATTCAATAAAAGTAGATATATCTTTTCTTTTTTGAATAATTAACTCATACGTTTGCACTGTTATATCAACATCGTTTTCTATTTTTTGTACAAATAAAATATTTCTTCTTATTTTTTCTTCTAATGTTTTTTTCTTAACTACAAATGTTCCTAAATTTGGAACTGTTACTGAATGATGTGTAGCTGCAGATAATTTTTTTTGTACTGATTTATAATAAAATGATGTGATTTCATCAACCAAATTAACTGCAATATTTAAATCTTTTGCAGTTTTTTCAATTATAGATTTACGCTTTATTGGATTCAACTGATAAGTAATTATAATCTAATAGTATATTACCATTAGATAGTATGTTAATATCTGAACTTAATGAAATTGTTTTTCTACCAGTATTTGATTTACTGATTATGTTTCTTTTTTCTAATTTAACAATTCTGTTTCTAATATTTTGTGAACGAAGTGATAAGTCTTCAGGCAATGTTTCTGGGTATAACACTTTTGCAGCATCCATGCAAAAAGCACCTAACTCAATAGGTCCCCACATTACAAGTAAAGTTAGTATTTCTAGATCAGAAGGTATTAAATTTTCTTTCTTAAAGAACACTAGTTCTGTAAGTAATTGATACTTGATTATATCTGGTGATGATAATCTAAGTTTTTTTTGTGCTCTTTTTACATCCATTGTTGTTAGGTTTTTAACTAATATATTAGTTATTAATGTGCGTTATTATAGACAATAGATAACATATTGTCCATAATAACAAACATTTGTGGAGGTGAGGAGAGTCGAACTCCTGTCCAAACCATGGTCAATAATACAATTTATACAGCTTTGTTCCCATACTTATTTAAAGAGTCTACAGGTGTACTCTAGGGTCAACTGTGAAGTTGAAAAAACCACCACTTAGTTTAATCTAACTAAGAAATCTTGTTAATGCTTACTACGCAGCTATTTCTAGCTCTTCGACATTAGAGTTAATCAATGAAAAAACTTTGCTCATGTTAGCGTTAACTTGGTCAACATCTAACGAAATTACTTTGTTGTCATTTATTAAATTCACCTTAGTTTACAGTTATCTCTCTGGCTGATTGTACTACTTACTAATGACCTGTCAAAACCAGTCACCCCCAATATTATTTTCTATCTAAACTTATATTTTTACAAAATCTAATTTCTTTATTGTTTAATGTCCAAATCTCACCATTGTCCATTGCACATGTAAATAATAAATCATGCTCTTGTGAATAATCAATTACCAAAAAAGCATATCCTTCCATATTATCTGAAACTCTAAAAATAGGAATCATAGGATTTAATTGTAACATAACTTTACATTTAGTAGCGTGTCGTGGATTCGAACCACCCCTCTAGGTTTATGAGACCTGTATGCAACCATTTACACTTTCACGCAATATATCAGTTGTTTATGGCACAACTGACTAAGCCATCAGTAACTTTTGAATATCCCCAGAGTTACAAACTGTGCCAACCTACGATTTGGAGGACCTCCACGCCAACCATTTTGCTGGTATCAACAACATGGTCTGTAATTCCTATCTTCGATACATACTCGTGCACAAGTAGAGGTCTAATTATTTTACCAAACAATTGCAATATCTCCTTCAGAGATCATCATTCTTAATGCACCACCAACCTCAAGAATTTCTGCTTGTTGTAATCCATAAGTAGGTACATAAACTTTATCTCCTACTGCAACTTCTTCAACATCTTCTCCAATAGAATACACTTCAAGTGCAGTCCATTGTTTCATTGCTTCTGCATCTAATTGTGCTTCAGTAATAGCAGATAATTGAATTGCACTTTCTTTCTTTACTGGTTTAGTAAGTAAAATTCTTCTTCCTCTTAATTTTTTATAATCTGACATTGTTAGTATTTAAGTGTTAATACTTTAACTACATTCATTTGTGCATTGATAATTTCTCCAACTGCATGATGGAACAAAGTAGTTTTTATACCTGTTCTTTCAGTTTCATCATAGTCATCAAATAATATATCTGCAAGTTCTGCACACAATGTTTTGACTCTTGTAACTTTTTCATCTCCTGAAGGATTAAATGTTATACCAGCTAATTTTTCTCCAAATGTTAATTCTTTTTCTTCCATTTTTTTATATTTAATCGTTAATAAATTCTATTCTAGATTCTAAAGCATAATAATACAATTCCATTGCATTGAACTGATTTATCAATAAAATTCTATTGATATTTGTTAGTTCACTAAACTTTGGATTATCATTAATAAAGGTGTTTAACTTGTCCTTTTTTTCTTTTAACTGCTCTAACTCTTCATGCATTCTTTTTAAAAAATCTTCCATTACTTTAAAATTGTTTCAATCTTGTTAATAGTTTTTGTAGTTTCTGCTCTGCTAGTTTCAACTGCAGTAAGTTCATCAGAGAGTTCTTTCAGTTTTGATTGTATGTGAACAGCATAATCTTTTTGTTCATCATGTAATTGTTTTAACTCATCTTGCATAACAGTAAATACATTTAGTATTCTGTTTTTCTTTGCACTAAGTATGCTGCTTGTAATTGGTTTTTTAGCAAACATATTATTCTTTTTTTAATGTTCTAACAGGTACTTGATCTTCTTCAAAAGATTGTTCTTCAAAAGCTTGTTCTTCTGGTGTAGGTGTTCCAGATATTAAAATCTTATCACCAACTTTTACATTGTTTTGAACTAACTCTGGATTTGCATCCAAGTCTTCTTGAGTAACTTCATGTTCAATTTCGTTACCAGTTGCTTTTTGAGGTTCTTGCATTTGAGCAATCATAATTGTTGCTTTTAATCTTTGAGCATCAAAAGTTGCAATGTCTTTATTCAACTCAGAAAGAGTTTTTCTCAGTGTTGCAATTTCAATTTGTTCAGTGTACCAAGAGATGATTGTTTCTTTTGATGGTTGTTCTGGTGCTTTAGTTTCTGTGTTCATATTTGTATATTTATTAATTACACTACAAATATATAAAATAAAGTTTAACTTTTACAAATTTATAATATATTTGTAAAATAATTTAAAACATAATATTATGAGCATAAGAGTAACTAGTAATTTTGACTTTGGTCAAATCGTGTATTTAAGAACAGACTTGGACCAAGTAGGCAGACAAGTAATAGGTGTTCAAGCAACTGCTGATGGGGGTACTCTTATAAAACTTACATTTGATACAGATATAAGTTGGCACTATGAATGTGAAATATCTGAAGAACGCGATATGGTTTTGGCGACTTCTAACTAATCTCCTATATAGTAATACACAATATACCCTAGTAGTTAATTCTGCTAGGGTTTATTTATGCAGTAGATAACGGTGATTATCGCCTGTATAATAAAATTTGGTAAATATTTTTTGAGGAGGGTATTACAAATATACTGTGTATTAGAATGGTGGTACCCCCTACCTAACACCTCCCCCAGCATTGCGCATCTACCCTCTACCCCCCATTGAATTCAGACTAATTATGTAATCATATGCGTACTATTTATTTTATCTCAGGATACTCTATAGTTGCTATGTCATGGACAGAAGCTTTCAAGTACTTCCGTGACTACTGCAAGGAAGAGTAGCATCAACTGGTGTTGATACCTGACAGACTAAAACTCTAGGACTGTACATCCTAGATTTATTTATTATCTGTAGTATAGCTGGTCTATTAACTTGTATTATTAATCTCTTAAATAACTTCATTATGAAAATCAGAGAAACTCTATCATTCTGGTGCTTTGCCATTGGAATGATCTCATGGACAACAGTCCTTGCAATTACACCAGTTGGTGGCTGGTGTGAATCTAATCCTAACTTCGAGGATTACAAGACAGCATTCGTAGTAACAGGACTGTTCGCGTTGTTGTCAATTATTAACTTAATGTTTAACTTTAAAACTTCTAAATCATGAAGAAACATCCTTACCTCAGTTTAGTATCATTGTATACTATTACAGCATTGTTGCTCTTAGTTCTATTTACTATGGAGAGTTGTGCATCAAGATGTAAACAACAAAGAAGATACTGGTCAACTCATAGAGCAGTATAATAATCATGGGTGTTAGTCATTACTGTCTAGCACCCTTTTAACTCAATTAATAAATCTCTTAATACTTAAATCTTATGTCTTTAAAATTAAAATTCCTAACATGTCCTCAATGTGGAGGACATACTTATCATAGTTATAGTTATAATGGTGAAACTGTTAAAGTTGACTGTCGATGCGGTCATGAATACAAAACAGAATTTCAATTTAAAACTGTTGACTATCCTAATGTTACAATATTAGGTGAAACATTTAAGAAATTGAATGTTGAAAAAGAGATCTTCTACAATGAAACTGAAAATGATGCACCATTTGGTGTAAACATTAAACTTGAGTTTCATAAAGAATCTCATTACTCTGGTAGAAGTGAAGCCAGATATAATGCTACAGAGTTTCATTACCTGTATGATCATATTGAAAATGAACCACGAATAGCTATAGAATCTAATATTCATTATAGTGGTGGAACAATAGATCTTCCTCATATCAAATCTATTGTGATTACTAAAGCTACTAAAAAGCATAGGTCACACTAATATGAAGAATAAGGAACAACGTTACGCTACTGTGATATTCAAGTCACTAGTACGTGCAGAAGGTTTCAAGAAAGAACTTGGAGATAGATGTAAACAAACTATCAAACAAGACAAACTTGGTAACTATAAAGTTAGATTCCTTATAGATAAGTCTAGACCATTAGTAGATAGATCTTTAAGAAGAAATAAATTTCCAGAAGAAACTCCTGACTTTGAGGAGCACTGGAAAGAATAATAATATGGGTGTTAGTCGCTACTGTCTACCACCCATTAAAAGCAGTTAAATCATAGTGATTTAATATTAATTAATTTTAAACAAACTCTTGTATGAGTATAACTACCTAATATTATGAAACATTTATTTAAAGATGTTACGAGAACCAACTTGAGTGATTTAAATGTATTGCCAACTCTTGTTGATGGTAAGGTAGTCGTTATCAATGACGACAATACTTACACAATGTATCAACCATTTCATCATGGTGATGTTAAAGAAGGATTCGATCCACTTGATCATGATCTCTGTCAAGCAGATTTCTATAGTATGAATGACCTATATGAACTACGTTGGAATAGTCATTATGGTAAACATATGAAAACGTATATCAAATCTGAAAAACAGTATGAATATACTACGTATAGAATTGGTTATGCATGTTCTGATAATAAACGCATTGCTAAAAAGAAAAGAGAGTTAAAACATGTTCAAGATTTATATCAAGAACATCTTACTCAACAAGCGTGTGAGAAAACTGTTGATCCTGCAGTTTATAATCTTAGAGCTGGTGATAATATTCACTTGAAATCACGTCAAGGAATCTATAGAGTTGTCAGTGTTGATTACTACACTATATCAATCACTTGTAATAAGTGGTCAGTTGATGGTAGTCAACCAGTTAAAATAATCAGCAAATCAGATTTCAAATGCTATGCTGGTAAATTGTGGAATATGAGTAGACTTTGTAGACTATAAGACTACTGTCTTCCACCCAAATAATACAGGAGTAAGTCGCTGCCTACTAATAAGTGCGACTAAATATTAAATAATTTATTATGAATAATGTTTCTATTAAACCATCTAAAGATGGTGCGTTAATTACTTTGTACAAAAACAATTCAAAGTATGGTTTTATTACTCTTTCCTCTTCTGAAATGTCTGTAGGTGCAGATGGTTGGGTGAGAGAATCTTCACGTAGTACCTTAATGCGTGCTGAAGTTCCATTGCTAGAGAAGTTTGTTGCAAGCAGTAAAGGCTTGACACTTCCTGGTAAGATAGTCGTGAATGAATTTATGGAATCTCAAATTCCTGAATCTTATTCTGCACGACTAAATAAGAATGTTGATTATGAAACTTCCATTAATCCTTACATTAAACGTGCAGGAAAAGAGGGTGTTGAATTAACATTAGGAGGTGAGAGAATACTACGTTTCACTTCGTATGATCCATCTGGATTATCTCAAGACGCAAGAGTTGCGCATGATAATATCAGTGAAGTTACTGCATCTAAAAAAGAGATGAGTGCTGAAGCTGATTTGTAGTAATACCAATGAGGGTGTGTAATAGCACCCTCTTATTTTATAACTCTTAATAAATAACTCATGTTAAACTTAAAAATTGGTGATAACCTATCACTTGATATTAAAACAGAATTTGGAATCATTGTAGTAGACTTTACAGTGGTTCATAAACTAATTGGTAATCACTATGCATTAATTGCTCAAGATAAATTAGTTGTAGTCAATGAATTACCTTCAGGTGATTTTATTATGTCTGAAGCAGTTGATCTGCTTGATATGGAACCTGTTGACTACAAAATCTGTTCACAAACTTATTAACTCTTAATTAAATAACTCATGGATTTAACTCAAGCATTAACAATGTGGGATAACGTAGGTAACACCACTAAAGATTACAATGATGAACACGGTAACTACTGCATTGATTTCATCAATAAAAATGATGAAAAAGTAGGTTGGGTAAAGGTATATCCTGGTCAAGGTATCAGATGGGAATATCCTAAAGAACTGTTTAAAATATAACTACCCATTGATTTGAGATTGAGCTGCTAAATAACTAGCAGTTCTTTCTCAACATCAATTCAATCTTTATTCAATAGGTATGTGGTGTAAAGAAAGTATTCCTCTCCCACCAGGGAGTAGAGGTTAAACCACTCTGAATTTAGTTCTTTCTAAACAACAACTCAATTGTTGAATGAAATTTTTTCTCTTCCCTTGGGGAATATAAATTAAACCACTCGACACCACCTGAATAGAGGTGCACAACCACCCTGAGAAAAGGTTGTCTACATACTACTCTCTACCCCCAATTTAATTTAGTATTAATCCTTAATTTAATTTAGTTATGTCTACAGTACAAATCGTAGTTAACAGCAAGTCAAATAGTTTGATAACAAACTATAAGTCAAATCCTGAGTATGGTTATATTCAGTTACAACAATCCGCTATCACCATAGGTGCTGATGGCTGGGTACGCGAACAAAAACGCGTGTGTATTTTACGTGCAACAACAGAGTTGCTAAAAACTTTCGTTGGTCAACACAAAAGTTTACAAGTTCCTGGTAAGATTGTTATCAGAGAATATCTTGAATCAGAATTACCTGAGAACATCGCTAATCAACTCAACAAAAATGTTGACTATGAAACTGCTATTAGCAGTTATGTAAAGCGTGCAGGTGTAGATGGTGACGAGTTAACTCTAGGTGGTGAAAGAATCTTGAGATTCTCTAACTATGATGCATCAGGTAATGAAGCAGATAAACTAGTTGCACACGATAGTGTAGTAGTTACTAGTACAGCTAAAGCTGATACTGTAGTTTCTGCTGAACTATAGTAGTAATACAATCTTAATGACCTATATATAAGGAGTAGATGTAATGTCTTATACCTTATATATAGGAAATTGAGACTAGTTCTTTCTAAACACTTGAAACACAAGCAATTAAAAATACAATTGGTTTGTAAAAAATAGTCATGAGGGTGTTCATGATGGTGTGAAATCACCCTCTAAACTATTTATCTACTTTGAAAATCTTCTTATTTAACCACTAAAACTCGATATTACATAGCTATAACACTATGATATAGAGTAATCTATAATACAGTTACATAAACTAGAACATACATACTGATAGTAGTACTATATCTATATATAGTATTGTTAGTATATATAGTAAGTTTTTAAAGAGTAGTAAAACCCGCAGGATTTCTTTCAGTCAACAACAACAATTAATCTTATTAGAAATGAAAATAACAAGAGAATCCACTCTAACAGGTGTAACACGTACATTAGATATTGATGTTACACAAGAACAAATTAATAAATGGCAATCTGGTTCTTATATACAAGATGCAATGCCTCACTTATCAGGAGATGATAGAGAATTTCTTATATCAGGTATAACACCCGATGAATGGAAAAAAGCATTTCCAGATGATGATGAGGATGAGGTAGAAGATCTACGAGATCCTAATGGTAATTCATAAATATAAATAATGAAAAAGACAGACAACCTAGTCAGTGACAATGAATTTGAAATAGGTAAATTCATTAGACACACTTCATTCGGTACAGGAGAAATTATTAATGTTATTCCTGGTGAAGCAATTAAAGTTAGATTTGGTAAGAAAGAAAGAATACTTCTTTTGAAATACAACTCTACTACTATAGAAAATATATTGGACACACACGTATCTAATAACTCCTTGTAAACTCTGCAATGTTGGTCGTACAAATGATCGTTTCGACTGTTACTGATATGTGTGTGTAATCATGGTGCTTTGCACTTTGTGAAGTTTTCAGGTAACAAATTTGTATATGAGTGACAACTGGAAAGACAGTAAAACTTTTTGTTGGTAAACTGCGGTAAGAATACCAACAACACAACTATAGTGGTGTTATTCCCTTTACAATAATGTTAGAGGGAAAATAACACCCATATGTTGGACACTTTGATTTTTTAATAAATACTTATAATTATGAATAACTATAAATATAGTACACCACCAGATGACATGGATATTGTATACTTATTAGTCGTCTCAGAACTTGTGTGGAATTGTGAAGGCGATTTTGTAAAAGATACACTACCGTTATCATTAAAAGGTAAAATACCAAATGTTGGTGATATAACATGGGTATCAAGACACAATTTATATGACAGAAGTACTAAAGAAATATCACTTGATGTTTCTAGTGTGCATATTGAAAGAAATATATTTGGTTGTAATATAGATCCATCTTGTTTTGAAATATTACACACTTCTAAACAAAAAATTAGAAAATGATACCACAAGAACTAAAAGTATTACACACAGCTATAGCAGCGCAAGTGCTTCAAAACTACATAGTTGAGATGAAAGCACAAAACTGGTTTACAGGAGTTTTTAAAAACTTTGTAAATAACTTTTTAGAACAATTTAAAAAGTTAGAAACGAAATTCTTTGACATATATTTTGAATATAAAGAAGAAGACACAATAGCACTATATGAAACTTATGATGAGTATTTAAAAACAGTATCAAAAGTTCCATTATGGGAAATGAAAAACATTAAAGATCTAA